ATCGTGCCCGACAGCTGGCCAGCAGGAAGGCTAGTCAGACTAGCCCCAGAACCGCTAAAGACGGTCGCTGCGAGGGTTCCGCTGGAAGGGTTGAACTGTAGACGGGTCGAGGAAACGTACTCTGTAGCGAGGTTTCCGGTCGTCTGGTTGGCAAACAACGGGTAGCGGGTCGCATTGGTCGTCGTGTCGTCAGTGACCGTTGCGTAGGCCACAGGCGTAACCCATGTTGGTGCGCTGGCGCCATTTGACTGCAACACTTGGCCAGCCGATCCGGTTGAACCGGACACCGCCAACGTGTTGCTAAAATCAATGGTGGTAAATTTGCCTGTTGATGCCGTAGTCGCACCAATGGACATATTGTTGATCGTGCCAGCAATGGTTGGGGCGATTTCAACCGATCCAGCGCCCGCTGGCTTGATGTGAACGTGGCCAGTTCCGGTCGGGCTTATGTCAATTTGAGCATTTGCGCCGTTTATGTTGGTTGACACGTTTAGCGTCAAATTGTCGCCGCCCCCGCCGCCCCATTGCAGTTGGGCCGTGCCGCCCGCGTTTCGCAAAGCGCCGCCCGCACTGGTGGCCGCGTCAAAAAACGGGCCGACAAACTTGGTTGTGGCCGTTACGGTTGTACCCCTGACTGTGTTTGCAGTTGTGCCGCCAATTGCGGGGGGCGCTGATAAATCCAACGTGCCGCCCAGGGTCAAATTGCCGCTGCTGGTGACCGTGCCGGACAACGTGATGCCGGACACCGTACCTGTGCCGCCGACCGATGTGACCGTGCCGACCGTGGGCGTTGCCCAGGATGGGACACCGCTGGCCAGGGTCAGCACTTGGCCATTTGCCCCAGCGGCCAGCATAGCCGTGGCTCCAGCGCCCGATTGATACGGAACCGACCCAGCTCCACCACCAGCCAGGTTTGTCGCCGTGGTGGCCGTTGTGGCGCTTCCCGCGGTGGTTGCCGTGGCCGCGTTGCCACTGATTGATCCGGTGATGGTGTTGGTCACCGTCAGATTCAGCAATGTGCCAAGGCCGGTGATTCCGGCGTAATCGCCGCTGATCCTGGCGGTGTCGATGGTTCCGCTGGTCAGTTGGCTGGCCGCAATCGCAATATTTGCCGCAGCCATGGCGGTCAATTGCCCTTGGGCGTTGACGGTTGCCGTCAATGTTTGGCTGGCGCTGCCATACGACGCGGCAGCCACGCCGGTGTTTGCGATGCTAAATGTCGTGCCAATCAGCGACAAACCCGTTCCGGCGGTGTACGTGCCAGCGCCCGAAAACTGCGTCCAGGGCATGGCCGTCACGCCGATTGTGCCGGTCGGTGTTGCGGTGGTCACCCAGCCGGTGTTCAACAGGGCAGTTCCGGCCTCAATGAACGTGAACGCGCCAGGCACCTCGGACCAGACGTTCATGTCGCTGGTGCGGGTCCAGCCGGCCGCGCTGGCGGCATAAATGCCGTTTTGCGCCTGGCTGGTCTGGTTTTTGACCAGAATCCGGTCGCCGGCTGTTAGGCTCGAGGTCCAATCGCCCCCTGCCTGAACCGCCAATCCCGACAACGTAATGTTGTTGGTCGTCGCATAGACGCAAGACGCCTTGACATCTAACCCTTGGGCAACCGAATCGACGTAGGCTTTGTTGGCAATGTCTGTGTCGGCCGATGGGCTGGTCGCCACTTGACCGGTCAGAGCATAGATGTTGGTGAAATACCCTGCCGCCGGCACAGATCCGCCAATAACGGACGAATCAATCGTGCTGTTGGTGATCGTCACCCCGTCCAACAACGGGTTGACAGGCGCCAAAAACGGGGTCCCAGCAGGGCCGATGAACGTTATAAGGTCAAAGGTCGGTTCGGGCTTAAACAAGCCCTGAACCGGCACAATGTTAACGGTCGAGGTAACAGCCGTGCTGTTGGACATGGCTCCCTCTCAATCAGTCGGCTTGGGTCGGCGTGATAAACAGGGTGCTTGAACCAGAACTGATGCCCTTGAGGTAAAACGGTCCCTTCGGAGAGGCAATTGTAAGGGGATAATTCATCGCCCCAGGCAGAACAAACGCCCCGCTATTGCCGGTGGTGGCAATTGCCGGTGTCACCAAATTGCCTGAATCGGGCGCCATCGTAATGGCACACGGATCTGTTCCGGTGTTCAGCAGGGTTACATAATTACTTTGGTCGTTGGTCGAGGGCGTGACCAGCAAGGCGCTCGAGGCGCTGCTGGTAAGAGTCAGCATGTAAGTCGGGCCGCTGAGTCTAATTGCTGAAAGATTGACCATGATGGTTCCTTTCTTGTGTTCCAAAAATTATAGCAGCAAAACAAAAAAGCCACCCCCACGAATGAGGGTGGCCTTCTTGGTCTAACCCATCCGAATTACGACAAGAAGGTCAGGTCGTAACCGTAGATGAACACATCTGCGGTTGCGGCTGCGCCCTGCGCGGTCGTGCAACGAATGTACAGCGGACTGCCGCTAACGGCATCCGTGCTGGTGGCTGCAGTCACAACCACCTTGGCGCTGCTGCTGTTGCCGGTCAACGCGTAAGCCGATTTTACGGCCGTACCCGTTGCGCCAGCGCCGGTGTAAACCGCCAGCTGGGCAGTCGTCAGATTCACCGATGCGTTTGCAACGATGACGCTCTGAACGCTGACGCTACCCGATGCCAGAATCGGCGCCACCGTGTCGGCAACGCTGTTCAGGTTGACGCCCTGGGCAGATGCGATCAGACGCAGTGCCTGGTTGGTCGCCAGATTCGTCGGGTGAATGGTTTGAGTTGATGCGGGTCCTGGATTGGACATGGTCTGTTTCCTTATTTGGTTGTCGGTTGTGGTTTAGGCGGCAACGCGGCAAGACAGTTCAGGATACAGCGGCGCCCATCCGTACAACACATCCAGACGGGTCGGGATGCTGTCGTTGTTGATGGTGTACTGGCGAACCACGCGGATCGACAGGCCAAGGTCCTTGTCCGATGCACGGCCGGCAAAATGCACACCGTCCGGCAGTTCAAGATCAGCGGTCGCAAGCGTGAACGCATTGCGGTGCATGATGATGTTCTGCGGACTGGTGGTGCCGGTGTTGTTGAAAGGAGTCACCGCCGCGGTCGAGCTGGTGCTGGTCACAACAACGTTCTGGAACTGGCCACCGGTGATGATCGCCGGCGAAACAGTCACGGAAGTGCCAGGCGTAGTCGCAACATTTGTGGTGGCGGTCACAACAAAGTTACGCAGCTTGCCCGAACCATAGGCGCTGCGGTTCTGCGGGTTAACCGCATAGACGCCAGCGATCTGGATCACATCGCCCTGCTGCAAGGTCAGGCCAGACGATGCGACCAGGGTAACGGTCGAGGTCTGTGCCCAGCCGGTAGCAATGCCAAACGACGATGCGGTCGTATCGACCGACAGGGTCTTGCCGCTGTACGAACCGAAAGTCTGGTTCACAACGTTCTGGTCCATGTACCAGTTCATGCCGGCCGAATCGCGGCCCATCAGACCCTTGCGGTACTGCTGGCCAATGACTTCGGCGGGAACGAACAAGCCTTTGAGGCTGTCCACAATTGTCGCGCTGGTGAACGGCTCGATCACGCAAGACCGACGACCGTCACGCGGGGCGCCTTCGGCGTCCAGGTATGCACCGGCAGTCAGGTAGGTGATAAGGCCGGTCGGCGGAACGCCGGCGGTGCCCACAATGTTGGCCGTGTTGTTCTTTGCCATGGTCAGACCGTCGAAATCGATCTTGTTGGCAATTGCAGCAATGGCCGGCTTGAGGATACGGTCGCTGAACGCGTCGAGCGAAAGCGCCAGATCCTGCGTGGTGAACTGGGTGTCGACATGGAACTGAGTCGACAGGGTCACCGGAACGCTGGTTTCGTTGAAATCTTCAACGTTGAGCGCCGGACCCGTGGTGCCGATGAAACGGCCAGGGCGGCGAACGTTAAGGGTGTTGCCGATCTTGGCGCCGGTCACGGCGAACTGATCGTCATATTCACGGGTCACTTCGTTGGTGAACGTGAGTTCGTTTTCGAGGACCATCAACGCTTCGTTGGTGATCTTGCTGATAGTCAAAAGATTGTTGGCCACTTTAATTTCCTTGAGAAAAGGTTAAATGTCAGCGGATCTTACGGGCCATTCTGGCGGCTTTCCACTGTTGAAAGGTTCCGTGAAAATTCCCATCAGAATCCACGTTATTTTCAACCGTCGAAATAGCCCCTCGAATAGGCGTAATAGGCGCCGGCGCTTTAGTCGATTTCGCAACGGATGCTTTGCTTTCCGGTTCGCTACCCGTGACAGCCTTTTCAGCTGCCTTTTCAAAACGGGCTTCCAACTTTCCGATTTCTCGCAAGGCTGAAATGACAGACTTTTTGCCCAGTTCTCGAGCAAGGTCGGGGTTTTCGGCAAGGTGATACAAGATCTTAGGACCTACATCACTGTCCATAATCGCGTCCCTGACGGGGTCCGAAACGGACACATCGCTGGACTGGATCATGTCGTCGAAATCTGACAGTTCCTTTCGTGCTGCATCGACCTTCGAGGCCCAACTCTTTTCGAATTCGGCTCTCGATTCGGCTGCCCTACGGTCGGCGTCTGCCTTGTCCCGTTCTGCCATCTTCTTGTCAGCGGTATGTTCAGCCAACGCCTTGGCGTATTCGAACATATCGTTGAATTCTTCGGGCTTCGGCTCTGGTCCCAGATCGTCTTGTGTTGATTTGGGCTTTGCTTTCGCTTCCAGTTCCTTAACCCGCGTTTCCAGTGCTTCCCGCGCTTCGCGTTCCTTACGGGCTTCTTCCCGTGCGGCTTCGCGCTGCTTGGTTATCTCTGAAAACCGCCTTTCGATCTTCGGATTTTGCTTGCGTTCCTTCTGCTCGCCTTCCGCTGTTGCATCCTTCCCTTCCCCGTCGTGTCCACTCTGATCGGCGTCGGTTTCCGGCTCTACCGCGTCAGAAACGTCTGTTTCCGGCTCGGCAGCCACGGGTTCCGCTGCGTTTGAATCAACTAGACCCATCTTACGGGCGGTGAATTCCGCTAAATTCTCGCTGGTGACCAGATTACCGGCCACCTTTTCCTGCACATCAGACATAGGTTTCCCTAAGAATTAACCCAATGAAAACCCATTGGTAAGTTTGGGTTAACAATTTAACCCTTTTACAAAACCTGTCAACTTATTGAACTGGCATGCCTGGTTGAGCCATTGGCATAGGCGGCGGCGGGGTCAATTCCTGCGCCACTGCCTGAATGCCTTGGACAAACGGACTCGATCCGGCGTGAATGTCGGCGCTGGCCGCGTCCGCAAAGGCATATTGCTCGGCGTTCATACGAGCAATCATCCGCGCCAGATCGGCCGGCGACATATTGGCCAGCAACAGTTTAACGACGGCTTCGATTTCCGTCTTGTTCTGGCTGGTGACCGATCGAGTATTCTGGTCGTTGACCTTAACCTCGGCCATCGTTTCCGTGTTGTGCGCCTTGGCGACCGCCCGTAGCATTTCGCGGCGGGTTTCCCCGTCCTGCTTGGTCTGTTCGACGCTCCCGCGGTA